CATACTTGGTCAAATTTAACTTGATCCTCTTTCTGTTCTACAATAAGTTTAACATAAGTACCCTCCAACTTCTTAAGCATGTGTGGAGTTAATTTAATATCGTCTTTATAATAGATTTTCTGGAAAGTATCGTATGGATTCCTATAAAATTTTAACTTTTGTGTAGAAGTATTTAGGATGTGGAATCCTCTATCACTACCAAAGTCATTCCAGTACAACTGACATGGATTACCTAGGTAAGTAACGTTTCCTTTCTGACTTTTACAGTGGAAATGTCCTGAGCATACCATATCAAACTTAGAAAAATCAGAAGCATCATCACCATGTGTCATAGTGACACCAGGAATAGGATTAAATCCTTTTAATTCCAGATGACCCATACAATACTTGGCATCTGTATCTGCAATTGCTTCAAATGTTGCTTCCCTATTCTCATCACAAATCCAAGGGACAAGCATCATCTTCTCACCTGCTATAAGCCTCTCACCTGGACAATAAATGATCTCAATATTATCAAACTCCCCAAGAAGAAGCTCAGGGGAATTAACACGGAGAGTATTTTTGAAATAAATGTCATGGTTACCTATCAACATGGTCATTTTTATACCCCTATCTTGTAGAGGTCTAAACCACATCTCCTTTGCTGCTTCAAGAGAGTGGAAGTTAACACCCTTCCTTCTATCAAAGGTGTCACCTAAACACAGTATCTCAGTAATACCTTCTTTATCAATGGTGGGTAGTACCTTCTCTGTATAAAATTTTCTATATCTCTCAACGTAGTGTTGGTTATCATTACGGACTCCGAAGTGTTGATCCGTGATTATAAGGACACTGCTCATCAGTTCCTCATACTTGTTTCAATACGTCCTTTGATGCTGTTCATTTCAGCATGGTCATCATTGGTATCGCTATGGAACACTTGATCATATCCTGACTTCTCAATTATCTTATCACGTATGTCCATCTGTCTCTTCTCTTTCGCTATCCTTCTTAAGAAAGCGTAATAAATTATCTGTGTGAAGTATGCGAATGGATTCTTGCTCTTCTCTGGATTAAAATTATCAATATACTGAACACAATTCTCGACACCATCGGATATCATATCCTCCTTAAACATATAGTTAATAAAGTTAGGTCTATATGATAAGTGTGTTGCTATCTTTAAGAAACACTCTGCCAAGTAGTGTGTTATCCTTGGTTTTGGTTTGTCTAAACGTTTAGCTTCTTCTACATCTTGACGATACTTAGTTATCTCTGCGAGAAACTTTTTATTATCAACGTAGTGTTGTTTTCTTTTAGGTGACATTTTTCTCACAGTTATCCTTTTCGCATATTTTATATTATAAGATATATTAAGTCGCTCGTCAACCCGAAGACATTTTCCAGATGTCTTCCAACTTCTTTCTAGCGTCTGATACCTTACCAACTAGACCCATATTCTTATTAACATCTACTGCATTATCATTCTTTTCCCCACCACATTCCTTACGCAACCACATCTTGTACATAAGTATGGACTCCATAGACATAGGAGCAACAGTGAGTATATCTTTCTCTTCAATTATATAAAAATCCTCACTAGACCACATCATCCACTTAATAAATCCAACTGCCATACCCATCTGTCCATCCTTCTCAACAGAATGTTGCTGTGCAACAGCAGGATCTGAGACATATAGGAGAGTAACACCTGGTTCATTATCTTCTTCGGTTGCAATCATTGAACCGATGATTGTTTCTCCAGAGATGAGTTTACATACTCCGTAGAATTCTTGTTCGTGTTTGATGTAATTGATACTCATTTAAGATTTACCTTAATTACTTCATAGTCAAAACCTTCTTCATCATAGATTTTCATTCTCTCAACTAAGTGTCTGAAAGTATAATTATATGATGAACCTCTATGACAGTCATCAGCAATATCATATAGGACAGCTTGAGATTTATTCTCACCCTTCCTTAATACCCTACCGATAGACTGTAGATTCCTCACCCTAGACTTACTAGGTGATGCGAAGATTACATTATGTAGATTACGGATGTTGATACCAGTTGAGAAGGTTCCATATGATGCCAATATTATAGCATCCTTTTGAGTTTCGCAAATCTTACGAGCCTCTTCCCTTTCTACTGCATCTACTCCTCCGTGTATAAAGAAAATCTTACGATTCTCCTCTACTCTATTATTTATGATCTCCCATAAGGGATCACCATGCTTTTCTATGTAATTAAATAAGACTAAAGTGTTACCTTCTAGGTCTAGTGCCAACTTAGCAATGAAGTTGCTACGTCTGGTGTGTGAGCAGATGTAATCCATCTCCTGTTGATAAGAATCAAAAGGAACATACCCATGCTTGAGTAGTAGTACCCGCACCTTAAGGTCTGACAGTTGTCCTTTCTCCATCAAGTCAATGGTTTTAGTTACCCTATCAACCCTACCAAACAATCCTTCTAGGACAAGTTGGTGACTCTCAAGACCATCTAAGGTACCAGTTAGACCAACCTTATACTTCGCATCACGGCACTTCGTAAGGATGCTCGTGAGTGATTTAGCTTTATACAGATGTGCTTCATCCCCGATAATGACATCAAAACGTTCAAAGAACTTACTGGGTTCCTTGTAAATGCTCTGCCAAGTTGATATAATGACTGGATTACTGACATATTTTTCTGTACCTCCTTTAATCTTATGAACAATATCCTCGACATACCAACCATACTCTATAAAATCCTTATACAACTGTTCTACAAGAGAGACAGTAGGAACAATGATTAGTACCTCCCTATTGAATTGAAGGTGCCAACGTACCAAGGTATAGATTATGAGTGATTTTCCAGATCCTGTGGGCGATAGTAGTAGTTTGCGATGAAATTTAATTGCTTGGTAAAGTCCTCGCAATTGGTAATCACGTATCCTGAATGGTAATTGAAGAGCACGAACAAAAGTCGCAACGCTTTCAGGTGTAACATTGTCATTTACCTCATTAGGGTGTCCATATATCTCATCAGTCTCTACATTATAATGGTACCCTTTATCTTCTAGGTAGTGAAGTAGATACTCATAGAGACCAACGTAGATTTCACCAGTGCCAGGAGAGTATAGACGAATCTTACCGTCCCAATACCTCCGTTTGACTGCTGGCATATACTTTGCACCAGGAACTTCAAAGCAGAAGTGCTCAGACAATTCTTTATGAAGGTGAGCTTCCGCTTCTACCTTCAAAAAGACTTCATTCTTTTTTGTTATAGTAGTCACCTGATGCCATAATACTTTACAATTTCGATAGTGTTCTTGATAGCAAATCCACGTGAGTCAATCTGCTTGAGAATCCTATCAATACAATTTATACAAGTTTCTAAGTAATCTTTTTTCTGTTTCACCTTGGCCACTTCAGGGTCGCTGTCTATGAACATGTCAAGGTCACCTTTTAGTACCTTAAGGTCAAAAGGTTTCTCTGCATATACAGATGCAGGTGCTTTACCGTTGTAATATAACCACTTCTCTTTATATGTCTTACTGTATTTAACCTCAGCATCAGAGAGCATGAGTTTAAATTCATTATATAATTGCAAATATTTTGCATGAAGTCTTGGGGTTTCCATACTATCGTTGGCAAGCAACTCAGGTAACTCCCTGTGGTCAAAGAATGCCTCAGCATCTTTTGCCCACAACTCCTCAATTTTCTCCAGATTCATGATACTTTGTTTCCATAACTACTTGCTTCAGTTGAATCAGGATTATCTCTTAAGTAATCAGTATACCTAAAACCTGACCCTTCTGGGTAAATGTATTTACCATTCTCATCAAAGTTGGGACCAGTTTTCTTTGCCCCATATACAGGGTATGGTCTCAACCCTGCTCTCATCTCTCTACCCTTCCTCTTTCTCATTTCATTACCAGTCTCATGGTCTTCAGGCATAGTAGGCCATGAGGATCCTAAGATCCTTTTGATGTCCTCCTTAGTATAACCACTCATGATAATTTAGTAACTGTCTCGCTAGTATCTGCTGTCCTTACTTCGTATCCAGTATATTTAAAGGATACCTGACCCATTGCATACTCTGTGCCATCAACTGAAGCATTAAACTCCAGTGCTGAGATAGACATGGGATACAAATCCTTAAATACTACCTCAAAGTTTGCTTTGAAGTTACTATTAAGGACTATTAGAGTAGCATCACCATACTTATCTTGGTCTGGCATATTAAGTACTGCCTTCATCTTATCATTATAGCGTACTCTGTCTGCATATCCATCGGGTGTACCTAAACCACGTATCCAGTTATGGATAATCATAAAGTTTTCTAGGTCTTCATCGATTAAGAATGATATATTTAAAGGGTCATACTCAATAAAACCTTCCAATGGCAGTGACCTAAATGGTGTAGGTTGCTGCTGAATGTTTAAATTCATTGAAGGAATATTAGCAGCCTGACAGAAGTAACTCACCTTTGGAAATTTTGCCAATGTGAATTTGAAACCTATCGGTGACAGGAAATTCCTATTCTCTATTTGTTTATTCCAAGTGGTCATTAGTTCACGCAGGTCTCCTACCTATTTAGTATTGCTGGGACATCTCCGTCACCATCATCCTCTTCATCATCATCATCCCAAGGATCATTTAACTCATTAATCCTATCCTGTAGTGAAGCATGGAGAGGGTCTTTAGCTACAGGTTTATTAAAACTTACTATAAGTAACTCATCTCCTGGTTTGACATCTACTAACTCAGGATGTACTGGTCTAGTTATTTGTTTACTACTAACAGATGGCACAGAAGTATCCTTCTCAACAGGGTCACCTTGCCAACGATAAACCATCACGAGATACCTTACAGTACTCACCGTAAGAAATAACATCGCTGCTAATAGTAACCATGCTGTCATCCTACTGTTACTTCTATTGAATAATCATCCATTTCCCACTCCTCAATCAAAGTCATACCTTGCTGCTCAATGGTTTCATGTAAGACTTCCCTAGCATGCTGTTGTGAGACAGATGACTGGTATATAGCAGTACCTTTTTCATCTTCAATCAAACCACTAGGGTATACTGTTAGTTTCATCCTTTATAATCCTTAAACTCCAATTTCATAACAGGATCCTCTTCAAAAAGAATATCACCACCTTCCTCTTGGACTTTGGCAAGTTCCTTCTCGTCAGTCTCCCACAATTCTTCTATCTCTTTCATCAGGGGTACAGAATAAAATATTATTTATGTAAGACATAGCCCATTCCTTATCGAACCATGCAGACAAAGTAGCAATGGTTTTCTGATTCTTTCTCTGTTGCTTACTATAATGTATCTGGTCATCTAATGCAATCATTGCATCGATCCAATCTGTCTTCTCTGCCTTATCAATAGCATCACGATAGATCTCAAGATACTCACGTAGTACCAAATAGAAATCAATACACTCCTTCTCTGTCCTAAGACGTTGAAACTTCATATAATCAGAGAAGATATCACCCCACTCTGGTCTCAACTGTGGTTCTTTAAACCTATACTTATTACTTGCTTTAGCAATGTTTGGATATACCCACTCCGTACCTCTAACAGGTGACACATCAACGATAGTAATCTTTCTATACTTACTAGCAATAACATCACACCCAAATATAGGTAGGTTATATTCAAAGTCAGGGAAGAATACACAGTGTAGTACATCTAATCCCTTTACATAGCAAGTCTCCAGATGAATCTTCCTGAGACCTGGTGCTTTCCACATCTCATTCTTAATCCAAAAGTCCTCACCCTTTTCAATTAATTCAAATTCACAGTCGATTTTCTCATACCCTGTAATGCTCTCAGCAACGGTACGAATCAACCTCGCAATGTCATCTACCACTTTATCCCTGCCAAATCATATCAGGCATTTGTGATGCCTGTCTTCCAATTGTAATATTTAGTATAGCATAACCAAGGAACCATAGCACATTTACTATGACTGCCTGTCTATAAAAGAATTTTCTTAGTCTCCTAGTGCCCATAATCAATCCTTGGTATCTTCCCTCATCTATCCTCATAACTATCTGCTCTGCTGCTACAGCAAATAGAGTAGCAAAGATAGTTGGATAGAATAAAAAATCCAAGAATGACATGAGAATAATTAATGCTTGCATTTATATCCTCGGTATATATCCTTTATACTTCTCAACCTGTGGTATAACTTCCATCTTTACCTTCTCCACAATCTGATCGATGATATTAACATCAAGACCTGCGAATGGTGGAATGATACCAAGTATACGAAGTAATCCATCTACAAATAATGCTAAACAAATAAACCCAAGTATCATGCTGATGATAGTAGCATCTCTGTTATGCTTACGCATGGACTCTTCATCAATAGCACGTGCTTCTGCGACAGCAGCTGCAATCATTGCATCAACTTCTGCTTTAGTATAACATAGTGATTTAATTGTTTCCTCTGTCATTGCCAGTATTCGTCTAATCTTTCTAACACGTTTGTTAGAATGCGTTGTGCAGCACCACGCTGCCTGTCATCCCATTCGGGATACCATTGCTTATTATCGAGACCTGTCTTCATTCTCATAATATAAGCTGTCATCGCTACTTTGTCAAGTCTACCGTTCATACTGCAACTCTTTTCAGTATTTAGAGTATACAATAAAAAAGGCACCTCGTGAGAGGTGCCCCTGTGTTTGTATCGTGACCGATATATTACATTAGGTTTGTTACCTTAACACGTCTATAGTAGCGGTTAGCATTAGCTGTCAGAGCACCTACACCTTGTGTAAGACCTTCAGCAAATGGGTTAGCAACCATTCCGTAACGAGTCTTAAACCCGATTTTTGGTTGGAATGTGTCTTGACCTACGGCTCTGACCATTTGTAGAGGCACGTAAGGACAATAGAATAGACCTGCATCATAAGCAGAAGAACCTTTGTATCCAGAAACATAGAAGTGATTGTCACTTACGTTAGCTGAATAAGGGTCAACATAAACTTTAATGCGTCCATTAAGGGTACCAACTAGAGTAGAAGAGTTGTCATCTACGTTTCCTAGTGGGTTAACAGCACTAGCAAGTCCAGAAGAGTAGTCAAGGACACCAGCCATTGAGAGAGCAGACGCTACATCAGCAGAGCAGATGAGAATGTTGCCCTTTCCACGACGAGTTTCATGCCCGATGGCATTCATGTCTCTTTCAATCTGGAAAAGAAGTCCCTTAAATTTTTCAACTGACCATCTACCATTGGAGTCAACATCTAAGTCGAATGTTCCAGCAGTAGCTGTGTTGTTTTGTGCACCTGGGCGAGCAATTTTGTAGACTGTTCTTACAACTTCACGGTTGATCTCAGCAAGTACCTCTGTTGAGAGGATGTTTGCCAATTCAGACTCAGCGTCTAGTCCGTGAACTGCCTTCAAGTCTTGAGCAAGCTCTAAACTGTACTCAGCTTTCAAAGCACGTGACTTAGCAGTAACA